GCATTTTGTTTAGCACTGAAATTTTACGTCACCCTGTTACAGGGATCACAGTTTTGGTCCTCTATGTACATCGACCCAATTACATTTGTTAACGCCGGTGCTGCCGGGGATCAGTATTGATGCTCTGCAGCTGGGAACTAACACGCGAGGTAATCGTAATCCCACGTGGGGTACGACATTCCAACATCCTCGGGTGGTGTGTATCTGGGGGTGATACAGTTGTAGTGTTTCTCGAGTTCGTCCTGCATGTCAGGGGTGATGTCGAACGCTTTCCAAAACGAATGCGCTGCTGCGTCAGTTATGGTTAGCCCGCGGCGGTTCATGCCGCGAGAAGCCCAATACAATCCGCCGTCATCAACAGTTACGTGCTTTGCCGCTCGCCCTCCGCCAGCGCGGATGAACGATTTATAAAAAGCATCATAAATGGGCATGCCCCCAGCCAACGAGGTGCCAGACATGCCTACCCCCTTGATCCAAGACTCGAAACCCTTCTCACTATGCCATGGCTTGAGGGAAACACAGTCCTTCGCCAGTGCAGTGCGGGGATCACGGACCATGGTCCATGATGTCCCGTCAAACACCGGTTGAGATTGACAGAATACGACTTTCTCAAGGTCGTACACAGGGTCTTCTACCACCATAGTAAAACCCATCTCCCTGAACCATTCCTTGAGACCGTTTGAAAATTTGGACAAATCTTTACGATGGATGAACAACACACAATCATCCCCGTTATTCGCTAAGCGGAAACGGATGCCCTTCTCTTCGCAATACGCTATGCACATCTCTGATGCTAAGATGCAATTGCCGAGGCCAGTGTTGATGACACCAGACAGGCGTGAGCCTACCACGGTGTACTTCACTGTGCCCTCTTTGGTACGACCAAACGCTTTGGTTTCCAACTGCCACGACAGGAGCTTGGCTAGCTTCTTCCTGTCGGTAGGTGACACCAAAAGCGGTGGGTAGTGTGAGTGCTCAAATTTAAGAGCTTGAACACCCACATGTTGGTCGAATCTCGACGCATCAAGTCCGATTGCTACACAGTCGCCGTCTCCTCCCATATCCTCCCAGTGTCGCGCTAGACACTCGCCAACTTGTGATGCATTCTTGCCTTTCATCACTACAACATGGCCAGCCATCTCCGCGATTGCCTCAAGAATCGGGTGTTCCATAGGTTTCACGAACCTACCCGTCTCTAAATTTGCTTCCGGACTCATCGGCGAAACGATCCGTGCTACTGCGTTTTCTTTGATGGTACGCTCGGTCTTTGTGAAAATTGTGACCTGCGCATCCTTCCGCGTCAAACTTCTGCTTTGCAAGTTTTCAACGGCCCCCTGGTACGTGACCCTCTTTTTGCCCGAGTACTGAAGAGGATAATCCTCCCTTCCTATCGGGGAAACCTTGGGACACACAGCCAGGAGTCTCTTTCGGAGACCACCAAGCCGGGAGTGGAAAACTCCGTCAAGCGCCTGAGGTGGCGTGACGAATTCGCCGTCTTTGTTCTTAACGTAAAAGACGCGTTCCTTGACTCCCGTGACGAGATTTTGTAAAGATGAATTAAAGGCGTAGATTTGGCGCGGCGGGGACATCTTTTGCCCCACCAGGAAAGTGCGTCTTACGCTTGCAGTGGCTCCCAATATTCGTGATACCGCCAAACTGGGAGGATTGGGTGCCGTTGAACTATGGCCATCCCTCCCCGGTACACTCACTGGTCCACCCTACCCACTCTCATAGTGGCCACGCCTCACCGAAAACCACGCGGTCCAATACTTGGCATCACGTGCGTTGTAGCGTGCTCGGACAGCGGGGGCATTGTCTATCTTGGCAGCAAGGACATCCATCTCCGTAGGGACAAATGCCATTCTCACCGCCAAGGGCAGCACCTGTGCGATCTGGACGCGGCGGACTTTATCCGCCTCCATGGATTTGCGGATCCACGTGGACACACACATCTCATTCTTCCTGTTGAACACAGGGGATTGAAAATGTGCATGGGCAAGAAGTGCATAGCCGGCCCACCAATTGGAATTGGTATGCCTCGGTCTACGCACATCGTCCACGACCTCCGTCATCTCCTCGGTAGGGTCCTCAGCCGGGTTGTCCACATCCGCCAACATGTGCTTAATCTTAAGCTGCTCCACCGGGTGGATGTAGCCAGAAAACATCATCTTGAATGCCATGAACATCCCAACCTTCGCCTTAATGACCTTATTACCCTCAGGGGTCTTCCGGACATCAGGTCCCCGCATTGTCAACGACCGCAACCGTGAAGCTGCGACCGCCACAGGTGCCACCACCTCGCCTGTCACTGATTCGGTGGAAACCGTGCTCCCACTGAGCAACGGCTCACACCCCCGGCCTCTCTTCGCCCCCAAAACTTTAGAACGTAGCACACCACGTTCACGCGCCTGGTTTACACTATCGCTTTCATCCACCACCATTCGTGCCAACTTCCTGTGTGCGGAGAGTGTGTGTTGGTAGAGTCCGTGGTTAGATGATGTTGTAGCCATTGTGTTGTTTGTATGAAGTGGAAACGACTTCCAAGTAGTAACTTTGTCTTAATCCGAGGTATTATCTATTCTCGATGCTGGTGAACAGCTTGGGGAGTTTCGTATCCAGACCCCTGACTGGCGTTAATGTCATTGGCTCGAAGGCCCGCAAGTACGTGCGTGTCCTGTTCTCTTACCGATCGCCTGGAACAAAAGCGGCTGCTATAATCAACTGGCAGCACAGGCCTTTGAAGATTCGTAATTCAGCCGTTACCCAGCTTCACATACTACTACCACTCACGACAGTATGGTCTGCCGTTCCACTCACTAAGATGGTGCTCATCTTCGGTTATCGCTAAGTGCAGCGACCCCTTGTACCTTCCCTGGGGGCGGGGAGCGCTTCTACAGCGCATGGCCAATAAAGTTGGCAGCTCGTCAACTAGAATTCATGGAGGGTATTACCAGCACGCCCCCTAAGGGTACGTCCTCCGTGCATGAGCCCCGCACAGGGCCCGAAATTCCGTCATAGGTCTAGTACCT